ATTCTTGATGCCTACCACTTTCTTGCTTGCAGATGCTCCGACGACCACTTTGCCGTTCTTTCCTGCTACCGCCATATTTGCCTCCTATTTTTCGTTAAAATGAAATTCAAATTCGATGCTCGACATATACTCGTTCATATCGAATTTAAGTGCCGTATTCCCGTTATACTCATAGTCCGATTTGATGAATACGGCTTGTATATTTAGCCCGCACATATCTCCGCTATAGTCTTGAAATACACACTTGACTTTACGGGATAGTTCCCGTGCTTTTTTGTATGTTGTATCGTGGCATACAAACTGCATCGTTTGCCGTACAAAGCCCGTATCCCCTTGCAAAGCCGAGTCATAATTCGCCAATACAGGAGTGTAAACAATAGCGGGCAACGGTGCGTCTTCGGGCAATACTATGGGATATATACGGCCGCATACATATCGGGAGATGCTCGAATCCGAACACAACTTCTCATACACGGCTTGGCATATATCTTTCATATTTTCCTCCCTACCGCTCTCGATATCTCCGACACGATTGCGGCATTGATTTGATTTTGGTTATCGTCCACGGCATTCCGCAAAAACGGATTTGCAGGTCTGCCCCTTGCTCCGAGTTCGACGTGCGTTCCGTATTTGAGCGACTTGTCATAGTCAACTTGCACGGTCGCTTTCGTTGCCGTTGCCTTGCCTTCGGTCAAATGCAGACTTTGCTTTAATGCTCCCGTATCCACGGGGCAATTCCGCTTGGCGTCTTCAAGTGCGATTTTACCGCCCGCCTTTGCTCCCGCCATCATCACGCTTGCCGCCGCATCCTCCATTGCTTTTAGGTCTTTGACAAGCGCACTCGCCCCCTCGACCGTTGTTTTGACTTTCCTTTGCTTTGCACTGTAACCCATCGCTTACCAACTCCTTCGCATTCAGTATCGTGGCAGTATGGGCAGTTTCGTTGTCGAGTTCGCCTACAATCTCGTACAACTTATTTCCGTATCGGATACGATGCAAGACCGTCAGCCAATGACAGTACCGCATGGTGATTCGCACCACTTTCTCGGCTGTCACTTGCTGTGCGAACATCTGCTCCGTTCCGCTTATAGGGACGATTGCCGCCCATACCTTTGCCACGCTTTTCCACTTGCCCGTTTCTCCGCCGTATTCATCTCGGTCTTTGAAAAACTGCAAAATTTCCACCCGGCGGTTAAGTCTGCCAATATCCATCAGAACGCCTCCCGTCTATACGCAAACAGCATTCGGCGGACAAGATCGAGCGTTTCCTTGATGTCCACGCCCGACTTGTCTTTTGCCACTTGCCGTTCTTCATATAAGGTTGCCGTAACAATGAGCATTGCCTGATGCACGGGTTCGGGGATTTCCTCGAACTCCGAGAGCTGCCGTCGCAACACTTCTTCGGTCAAGCCTTTCGCCGTAATGATGAGCGAGGAGATGAGCGCATCTTCGTCATCCCCGTCCAAGCGGAGAAAGTCTTTTGTTTCCTGTAACGTCAACACGCTCGATCACCCCCTTTTGTTTTACGAACCTCTCTTTGCGAGAGTAACGAACGGCGACACGCTCGAACTGCCCTTGTAAGGAGTGAGCGGTTTGTTCCAGATAGGTTTGCCGTCCACACGGTAGATAAAGCGGAACACCGACTCATCGTACAAAAAGCGGACGTGGATGGAACTTGCCGCCTTGACTCCGCCCTTATCAATGAGCAAGTATTGCCCGATATCTGCGAGAACGATGTCCCCGATATCGCCTGCGGCACTGCACTGCTCCAAAGGAATAACGGGACGACCGAACAGCGTCCCGTAGGGTTTTTCCGAAAGACCGCCCGCCGGGATGTACACGGGTTTATCGCCGAGTTTCAAAGTGTAAAGGTACGGCTCAAGTTCCTGATTGATATACCATACAGCATTCGCCCTCGACCTTGCCCACAGGCGATTCCACATCTTGATGAGATTCTCGACCGTGATGATATCGGTCTGGTCTTTTTCCTTTTCGACCTTAACGATCGCACCGCTTTTAAGGATGCCGAGAGGTTCGCCCTCGCCGCTTCCGTCAAGAATTGCATCGTCGATTTTGAACCCGAACTCTTCCGCAAACGCCTGACGGATGACCGCCTCCAACGCCGCAGCATCTTGCAACAGTTCATCCGTCGCATAGCATAAGCCCGTGAGTTTCTTCAGCGAAAGTTCCAACTGACGGAACTTCGGCTTACTGCCCGTAAGTTCGTCCGCCTCGCCTTCCCAATAAGTCTGCACTCCGCCCCATCTCGAACCGTTGGCACGGCTGTCTTCGTCCACGGCGTTTATCTTCATTCCGTTGGCGTTGGTGCTGATAGGGATTTTTTTCGCACGGCTTGCAAGAATTCCCGTTTCATAGGTGCGTTTTAACAGTTCGGTTACGAAGTCCTGCTGTACGAGGAACCCGCCGTCCGAGGGAGTGCTTTCGTTGAGTCCGCTTGCCGCTCTCGTAGTCAGTCTTTCATCCACCTTTCCGCCGGGAGCCGCCGCCCTGTATGCAGCAAGCAACTGTTCGCCAAAGGTGGCGAATCTCTTCTCTTCGCCTTTATTCGGCGTAGGCTTGACTTCGGGTTTCTCTGTTACCGACCTGTCTTCGGGTTCGATTGCAAGCATCTTTTCCGCACGGCTGATGCTCTCGTCCCACGAACGGATTTCCGACTCGTATCCGTCGATTTCCTTTTGTTCGTCTTCGGTGAGGAACCTGTCCTCTGCTTCCGCTTTATTGAGAACCGCCATCGCTTTGAGTCTGGCGTCTTCTCTTTTTGCTTTCATTTCAAGCACTTTCTTCATAGTCATATCCTTGATATCCTCCGATTAATAATTTTTGAATTTGGTCTGCAAGCCTTTGAGTTTCGCTTGCTGTTTTGCTTTCTCTGCGGTTCTTTCTTCCGCCTCCGCCTTGCTCCGCTGTTCAGCCTTGTAGCCGTTGTATTCTTCCATCGCTCTCACACCCACGTCCGTGGCGGTATATGCGGGGAACGTTACGGGACTCACGTCGAACAGTTGAACCTTACGGATTTCTCTCGTATCCATTCCGTTTTCTGTCGACCATTTGTCTTCTTCGACTATGAAACCTATGGACATCTGCGTGATATCTCCGCGTCTAATACTTGCCTGCAAATCCCTTGCCCAACTTGTATCGGGCGGTGTTATCCGCACACGCAAGCCGACTTCGTCTTCCACGAGTTCGAGCGTTCCTGCACGGTTACGCCCAAGCACATAGTTCGGATCGTGGTTGAACAATGCACGGATATCGTCTTTACCGATGCTTTCGTTGAATGCACCTTTGCGGACGATTTCCTTAAACGGAAAGATTCCGCCGAGCGTTTCCGACCACGAGTCGAACACCGCTGCGTGTCCTTCGATTACCGAACCGCCATCACTGTCCGCTATTCGCAGTTCCGCCATCGGGAGCATTCGCAATTCCTTCTTGCCCTTCTCCATCGCTACCTCCTTCTTTGTTTTCTTTGCTTACCGCTGTCATGTTTCCGTTCACAAGGTAAGCGTCGCCGCCTTGTTCTTTCGGTATCGGCGGTAGGTCTTCCAAGTGTCGGATGTCGTTTGCCGACAGCCAACCGTTTTGCCGACCTATTGCGTAGCCTTCCATTCTCGACTTGTAATCGCCACGCATCAACCCGTCCACGTTGAATCTGCTGAAATACAAAAGCCGTTCTTTCTCATCCAAGAGTGAACGGCTTATCGCTTGCTCCCACCTGACTAACCACGGGCGGATTGTGTGCTGTACAAATTCAATCGATTGGTGTTCTATGTTGCTGAACGTCGCTCTTTCCAAGTCGCCGACAAGGTGCGGCGGAACACGGAATATTCGGCAGATTTCGTTGACTTGATACTTTCGGGTTTCAAGGAATTGTGCGTCTTCGGGAGCAATGCCGATTGTGTGATATTTCATCCCCTCTTCAAGCACCGCCACCTTATGGCTGTTTCTCGTACCCTGATATACCTTGTTCCAACTCTCCCTTAACTTTTCGGGATCTTTCAGTATGCCGGGGTGTTCCAACACACCGCCCGGTCTTGCTCCGTTACCGAAAAACTTTGCACCGTACTCTTCCGTGGCAAGCGACAGCCCGACAGCTTCCCTTGCTTGAGATATCGGACTCAAACCCGTTACCCCGTCAAGCGACAAACCTTTTATGTGAAAGATTTGTTCGGGTTTGTACTCGTAGGTTTGATTGGTGATATCGTCCGAATAGGTGTATTTTATCCTGCCCGTTTGCGTATCTCGTTCTACCGTCATGAGCTGCGGCTTTAAGTACCACAGTTCGGTTACGTGTCCGTTTTTGCGGATTTTCCTCGCATAAGCGTTGCCCCATAAAAGGAGCGATGTCATCATCATTTCCCGAAACTCGAAACTCGTCATTTCGTCGTTGGGCATTTCGTAAAGGCAAGAAAAAAGCGGATGTTGCTCCGCCATTTCACTCTTACCGCCTTTGCCCTTTTTGAACAGATGCAACGGCAGACTTGCTACCGTTTCGGCAAGGATTTTCACACACGCATATACCGCCGAGGTCTGCAAGGCACGGAGTTCATCCACTTGCACTCCGCTGTTGCTGTTGCCGATAAAGTCCACGTCTACACCGCGTATAAAGTCTTGCATTTCCTTGCTCGGCTTATTGCGTCTTTCACGCTTTGGTGCATCCCTACTGCGTCCGAATATTCCCATTCATACCTCCGTTTTGAAATAATAAAACCGCCCTTTTAGACGGTTTTATTAATGCGATCATTCTTTTATTTGTTTAACATTGCTGCTTTTATTTTTGTTATTGTTTCCCATTGTGCTTTAGAATATAAATCTTTTTGTGGTATGCATTCTACTTCATACCCATTGAACTTCACATCGTAAACAGCTCCTCCTGTTATTTGCTTAGCTATTTCATCTTGCGACCTATGTACCCTCATGATTTCTACAGCCGTTTCCGCTTGTATTGTTTCACTTTTATATTCGTTTCCCAATATTAGTTTCACTCTTTTTCTACGATTTAGATATGCGATATCGCCCTTTTTAAACTCAACCATTTTATTCACCCTCTTTTAATGGTTTCGTATCTATTAATGCCATGCATACATTATCGATTGCTTTCCATTCTGCTGTGCATTTCAGCGTCGCATATTTGCCTTGCATTTGAGCCCTATACTTTTTTGCTTCATGCACCGCAAACTCTTCTGCTATTATCTCAGGTGCATGTTCTACATCTGCGAGTATCCTTATTTTAAGAGCCTTAACTTTTTCATCGTAGGCTTTATTTTCCTCTGATGTTGCATTGCTGTGATATCCGTAGCTATAATCTTTTAGCGTCCTAAATATGTCTTTGTTTTTTATCATCTTATGTCTCCTTTGAGCGTTTCGCTCTCTTTGTTTTCTACTACAACAATACCGTAATTATCCCAAAGAGCCCAGTGAATTTGCGTAGAAAAACACATTTTTAATCATAAATTTCACAGCCGTTTCTTATATGTTTAATTTCAGATTCTGGGCATAACTCTTGATATCTTCGTACTATAACATCACAATATTTAGGTTCAAGTTCAATAACTCTGCACTTGCGATTCAATTGCTCAGATGCTATAAGTGTGGAGCCGCTTCCGCCGAACGGTTCATAGACTGTGTCCCCTTCGTGGCTGCTGTTATAGATTAATTTCGCACATAAAGTTATCGGCTTCATCGTCGGGTGGTCAGGAGACTTGCTCGGCTTATTGTCTTCAATGACCGTATTCGGCAGTCCGAGGATTTTTTCCACCAACTCCACGAGCTCGGCTTTATTCATTTTTCGCAGATTCTCCGCAACGATTTCGAACACAGTATCAAGCGTGCGGTCGTCAATGAAATAATGCCCTGCGCCTTCTTTCCATCCGTAGAGTATCGGCTCATGCCGCCATTGATAATCTTGGCGTCCAAGCGTGAAATGGTTCTTCAGCCATATCAGCGTTTGCGAGTATTTGAACCCCGCGTCGGTCATCGCTTTCGTAAAATTGACTGTTTCCTTTGTGCTGTGAAAAACATAAATCGGCGCGCCTTTTTTCAGCACCTTTTCCGCCGCCTTATAAAACGCCAATAAAAATTGATAGAACTCGTCGTCCGAAAGGTTGTCGTTAGCAATGGTACTCCCGTCTCTCGTCTTCGACTTGTTTTTACCCGCTACCGTGGAGCCATAGTCAACATTGTACGGCGGATCGGTTACCATAATATCCGCTTGTTTTCCGTCCAATACTCGGCTCACGTCGTCGCTCTGGGTGCAGTCGCCGCACAGCAGCCTATGCTGTCCTAAAAGCCACAAATCGCCCGATTTGGTCTTTGGCTCGGTCGTTTCGTTGAGTGCAGATTCGGCGTCAAAGTCGTCTTCGTGAACGTTCTCCATACTGCCGCTGCCGAACAGTTCCTGCGCTTCGGCAAGGTCGAAACCCGTTATCGTAATATCGTATCCTCTTCCGTCCAAGTCTTTCAAAAGGCTTGCCAAAAGGTCATTATCCCACTCGCCGCTGATTTTGTTCAGAGCGATATTGAGCGCCTTTTCTTTTGCTTCGTCCAAGTCTACTACCACACAATCCACCTCGGTATAGCCGAGGTCTTTCATCACTTTTAACCGCTGATGCCCGCCGACTACCACGCCCGTCCGCTTATTCCATATAACGGGTTCAACGTAGCCGAATT